GAAAATTGAGTAGTTTCCTGATAAAAAGCAGTAAGAACATTTCTCCTAAGCTGCTCATTATCTTCGCTTTCTATCAATTCATCGGAGATGGCCTCTACATCTTCAAGAGATGAGAGTGCGGCTGCAGCCTCTTCTGGATTTACTCCAAGTTCACGCAGCTCGGCATACTCTTTCTGGTAGCCTTCCAAAGATGAAACCAAATCATTCTTTACTACATCTAACTCTCCCTGAATCAAATATTGTAAAGCTGCAGCATCACCTTCTTTTTCAATTACTTCTTTAAGTGCTTCTTCATCTAAAGAAGAGATACTTCCCGACTCTAGCAGAAACTTAGCATAGACAAGAGCGAAGGGATCGGAAGAAAGATCATCTGTTCGTTTGCTAGAGTCAGGAGTATCATCTTTATCCTTAACCTCTTTATGATCTTTTTTGTCTTCCTCTTCTATTTTCTCATCTACCTCTGTACCAGTTTCTAAAATAGTATTTACATTCAGATCCTCCTCATCTACTTGAGGAGTTTCTTCTACTTTGTTTTTAGTGGTGTCGTCTTCCGTGTCTGGGACTTTGATATCAGCACCTGATGTGCCCATAAGATCACCAAAATCCATGTCTAAAATATTACCTTCTTCTCCGCTCATGATTTAATTATTTACAAATATAAAATATAATTAACTTTCTACCAAATTTTATGGGAAATTTTTTCAGCCGTTATAACATAATCAACTTGCAGTTGTCTTCTTTTGTTTTGAGATTTGTTCCGCAGCTCGATTATGTCTTTCTGCTTCTTCTTGTTTCTGTTTATCTAAATTAAACGACTTATTAAATTCTTCAGACTGTTGCTGTAATTTATCACGCTCCAGTCGAAGTTTTTCCATAGCCTCTTGGTTTTGATTATTAGCCGCAATCTCCAATTCTTTCAGATATCTTTCATTAGCAAGAGAAGTGTCGTGCTTATATTTCTCAAATTCTAATGCTCTATCTGAAATTTCTTTTTGAAGTTGTGCAGCTTCCTGTTCTCTAGCAATCCTCTGTTCTTCATATTTTTCAAGTTTCCTCTGGAAAGACGAAGGATCACTAGTTCTGAAAAGATCTGCAACAATTGCCAAAGATCCCCCATTCTGCAGAAATGCCTGACTCAGGCTCTTAAGGTTCTGCATCATTTCAAGATCAGTACTACTGTTGCTCAGTTTAACTCCGTACTCTGCTTCATTGTATACTTTACTATCGAAATCTAGTACAGCTTGCGTCATATCATCCATAAAAAATGAACGCTTGAATTTCTGGTCTCTCCATGCTACCTTAGCAGTTTCTAGAAGAACCTCATCAAATCTTACACGCACATCATCATGCAATGAAAATAACTTCTCGGTAATAAGGGTAGACTGGGTAACAGAGCGTTCTATTCCACCCCTAGTTTCTCTATTGTCAACTGCTCCTTTACGTTGATCTGTAATACCCATCATTTCATCAACCCTCTTAGCTAAAAACTCTAAGAGTTGAATTTTCTGTTGGATGGACTTGGTTTGAGTAGCGTCTATTACTGGAGCTGTCTGCTGCATAGCTCCTGCTAGTTTGCCAAGCGCCGCTCCTTTCTTCCCTTCGTTCATTGGGTCTTCAATTTTATACCCAATAGCCTCCATATAATAGAGCCACTTGTCCATAGTCCATCCATCAGGAATCATTGATGCATCAATCCTCACAATTACTCCCTTGTCCTTCGCAATATCAAGTTCTAATTGATGAAAGATTGCATTATATATATATTGGTATGACCTAGCCATACTCATCAATGATCTTGCAGATTGATCACCTACATTCATTATAGTTCCTACAACACCAGGACTAGAAATTGACAGGTTGTCTAAATGTCTAAATTGGACTTTCCTTGGTCCCATCTTGACAAAAATATCGTCTGCAATCTTAGTACCCTCGTTCCATTCAGAAATCCAGATCCATTTGACCTGTTCTCCCATAAGCTCATTTGGCTCATATTGTTCAGGAACTATAGTCTTTTGAGGTACTCCGTCTTCATCAAAATAAGTTAGAATACCTATCTTACGCATGCCTTTCCATAAAACCCTGGTCCAGCGCACATTACCTTCTTTATCAAAAGAACCACCAAGATTCCAAATTCCCTTCTTGCTAGCCCTTAAAATTACTTCCCCAATACCTACTGCATCAACATACTCATCTAAATCATTATTTGTATATTGTAGTTGGTTGCCCATAAAGGATTTAGTTAATCCCCTATTTTCAGTAGACCCTCGTTCAATTTTATCAATTTCTGATGGAGTAAGTTCATCATAATACATATCAATGAGCTTTCCTGGAGGTACAAACTCATCAAATATAATTACTTCAGAATCTTCTATTTTAGGAGATATACCGCTTTTAAGAGTAATAGTATTTACTGGGCTAACCCTAAATCCCACAGGCTCACCAGAAACAATATCTGCAGCATAAATTTCTTCTCCTCCAATAGCAAGATCCTCAAATGCTCTAGAATATTCAAACTTAAGATTAAGGCTATACTTAAGATATTTAAGAATTTGAGAGGCCATTCGCTCTCGTTTATCCTGATAAGTATAGTTTTTCCATTGATTTAGTTTTTCTAGTTCTGCCTGTATTTGTTCCTGAGACATACTAGGATTAATTACTTGGCCTACCATAAATTGGTCAACCTCTTGATCTACATCATTAATCTTCTCAGAAATAGCATCACTATTAATAACTGTAACTACTGGATTATAAAATCGCTTTCTCTCCTCTCCAAACAATAAGGTAAGATTTGGATTTACAAGAGGACAGTTTTTATAGTTATTAGGCAGTTTGCCATATTCTATATTAAAAGGGTTTACAACTCTCTGTACTTCTGACTCATCAATAATATCATTCCAGAGGTTATAATTTATGATTTTATCTTCTCTACTTGCACGAAGCCCCATTGAATCGTCATAATTGACAAGCTCAAAGCCAGCTTCTACGCAATCTTTGTAATACTTTTTTCCTTTCTGGGCATCAGTTTTCTTGTGCGAAGGAAATCCTTTTATGATGTCAGACATTTTTCAAAATAGTTTAATCTACTAATATACAAAAAATTTTTCACAATTCCAAATTTTAAATGATTAATCTTCGCTCATGTCTCATAAAAAAGGGATCATCAAGTACAGTTTTCGTTCTACGCTTGAACTCTGTAACATCTCTTTTTAATAGTTCTTCCCGCAATATCATTAACATTCCCATTGCACTTATTCGGTCAAAGTTACCATCTGGATTCCATTTTATTAATTCTTTAATATATCCAATGGAACGAATTGTATGCAAATTCAGTAATATTTCGTCCTCTTCCTCCTCCTTATCTTCTCCTCTAGCAAGAGCACCATAAGCAGGTTCAAGCAAATAATCAGCCTGTAATATACGTCCCCAAGCATTAATCTGAACTCCAGACGGAGAGCCTTTTGCCTTGTTGCCATACAGCACTGGAGCTTTAATCATCTCCATTGACTTCAGAATTTCAGGCGTATCACAAAGCAAATATAAGGCTCTCCTGTTGGAGAAGTAGCCGAATAAACCCTTCTTATCATTCTCATAATTTATGAGAGCATTATAGAACTTCCCAAGTCTATACACTATTTCATAAAACTCGTTTGCTGTTCTAGGTCTTCCTGTATATTCGGCTACTATAGAATCAGTTATCCTATCCATTATAAAGACACTACCCAACGATGTAGTCGTAGAATGATCATCATCATAAGTGTCGCATCCTCCAATATACCTATATCTCGGCACTTCTCCATTAGCATTTTTAATAGGCAATTGGAAGATTTCAATGGCTCCTTCTTTGTTTAAATTATCCTTAATAGGAAATTCCCTAATCGGCATAATTGAATTATCTAACTTAAATCTAGCTTCTCCGTCAGAAGAAATAGAAATCCTTCCAACATAATGAGGAGCAAAGAAAGCTCCCTCATTCACAGAAACATCAGCTAGATAATCTTTTAAATCAGACACAGGAAAAATAGTACCTCCCTTACGAAGTACTGCTTCTTGTGGTGTAATTGGGGCTTCAGCCTTAGCCTGTGTGAGAGCATTAGGATCAGAAGTACCATATTTAATGGTCTTCCTGGCCTCCATAATTTCTATTAAAGCCTTGATTACATCAGAATTTCCGTTTTCATCGTAGCAGTCTTCTCTATTCATATATTCTGGAGAGAAAAAAGCACACAATGAATTACTGCCTGCGCCCCTATCAAAAACATTTTGTAGCCCAAGAATGTTATATCCATTAGGGTTATAAAACATTTCTTCAGCTGCACTAAAATCTGCCTCATCTGTGCCCCCAGTACCATAAGCAATCATAGTACCAAATGCTCTATTTCCAGACTCTACCGAAGGTCTAGCAACCATCCAGGCAGTTAACAGATCTGGGAATTTTCCCATCTCTTCCCAGATAATATATGGTCCCCTCTTGCCCCTAGCTTTTTGTGCGTCGTTCTTAAGGGAAACTCCTATTACTTCGTTTAAAGTACCACTCTCGTCTTTAGTTTTCCTATTGATATACCCCATTCTCCAGTGCATATCATTTAAGGAGTCTTTAAGCTTTGCTCTAGGCCAAGGAGTATTTTTATCCAAGAATGTGACATTACTCACAAACTTATTAAGTACCCCATCTTTTGTCAAATATTCTTTTTCGTTTGCAATTGCAAATACTGCCTGCTCTCGTCTAGATTCCCTAGGAGTGTGGCGATCTCCAAGTTTAAAATATTTGGCAAGACCAGAACCTCCTTTGTAGGAATATCCCCTACCTCTAGCTTTCAGGACATTGCCGTGTTTACCTGATCGTCTACATTTTTCTATATAATGATAATAAGCATAATCTCCATCCCAGGGATTGGGAAATCCTCTAACCTTAACTGCTAACTCAGTATCATCTTCTCCAACCTTTAGAATGGGGCTATAATTCCAATAAAAATAGTTTAGACCAGTAATCCACTCTCCATCTTCTCTTATCATTCCCTCTCTACAGCGTCTGGCCTCTTCTTGCCAAAATCTATAGTATTCAGAATTTGGATGGGAATTCGGTACTAAATTTGTATATTTTCCAGTTTCCTTAAAAGTTATAGCAGCTTCCCTAAAGTAATCCATATTCTCTAGAATATGAGGATTCTCTACATCGACTATAATTTTGCCATAATCGTCTTTTGGCATATCTATAACCCTTCTTCTATCTGAAGATATAAGATTAGATATATAAGGTATATCTTCTAAGACTTCCATAAATTCTCCAAAGAATTCCCGTCCTAGAATATCCTTAAGATCTTTTGGTACTTCTGATTGTGTTTTATTAAACTTCATCTTCAAATACAGTCTTTTCTAGACTTCCTCTGATTCCACCCTCTGCCTCTTCTTCTTTAGAAACAAGTTCCATAGTTTTCCTCAGCTGTTCCAAGGTAGGAGGTATTTGCTTGGAGGTATCCATAAGTTTTTTGAAATCATGCTTATATCGTACAACTCCCTGTTTGTCTTTATACGTCTCACCTGGATCTACTGAAGAAATAA